CTCGGAGACTGGCGAGGCAGTCATCCTAACCCACGGCGGAGCGGAGGTGCGCTACAAAACAGGCGATACACCCGTGCCGCTGTCGGAAACCGCCGTAACGGGGATCAACCCGGAGATGGCCAAGCGCAAGGTAATCGCCGGGAAGGCGAAGAAATAATATTATTAACCCGTTGGCCCATTAACCGGTAACGGGCAAACCGGTAACGGGCCAACCGGCTAACCTATGGTCTATAGCCCTCAGGAGGTAACCATGCCATACACAACAGACAAACCCCCGGACCAGATCAAGGGGCTCCCGAAAGGCGGGAAGGCGATCTGGATCGCTGCATTCAACGCCGCGATCGTCGAGTACAAAGACGACGAGACCAAAGCGTCGGCCACGGCCTGGGCGGCGGTGAAGACAAAATATGAGCAGGATAAAGAAGGCAACTGGCGGGCAAAGCAAGATTTAAGCCTGGACAGGATCAGGGACCTGATTTATCAGGCGCTCCGCGAACGTTTCGGCGACAGCGACGATAAGCCGAGCCCGTATGTCAACGAGATTTATCCAGCCTATCTCGTTTATGGTTTGGATGCGAAGTATTACCGCCTCTCCTGGTCGATCATGGACGGCGCCGTGCAATTGGGGGCGGATCCCGTCGAGGTCGAACAGTCCTGGGTGGAAATCCGCGCCCGGCAGACGGAAAGCGAAGACGCCATCGAGATGTTCATGCGCATCGGCCAGGCGCAGGATCCGGAGGGGACGGCCTGGGACGTGACGATCTGCGAGCCGGGGTTTACAAAAAATGGCTGGTATCACCCCGATGAGGCGCTGCGCGCGGCTGTGGATCTGTTCAACGGCGTGGACGTGAATCTCTATGAATTGCCGACGGGCGCGACCCATGTGCCGGACGCCCTGTTTGACGTCAAGATGTTGCTGGTGAAAAACAAGGTCGGCTGGCTGGATGGCTGCCGGCATATCGCCGGCGAAGGGCTGAAAGCGACGCTCCATTTTCTGGACAGCGCGAAATGGCTGGGGAGGAACATCATGCAGGCGCTTAAGGATGGCGCGCAATGTTATGGGCTTTCATATGATGCGCCCGTGCGGGCGGTCAAGGACGTTGTCGAGGGGAAATCGGTGTTTAAGCTAATCAAGTTTTTGTCGGCGGATTCCGTTGACATAGTAACAAGGCCCGCCGCTGGCGGACGGTTTAACAGGGCAGTGGCATCCATGCCGGCCCAAAATAAGGAGGCTCAAATGAAAAAGAAATTGTGGGATTTGGTACAGGAAAAACGGCCGGAACTCCTCGCCGGAAAAGAATTTGAGAAAATTTCCGATGCGGAGATGGACACACTGGCCAGGATGGCGATGGAGCCGGAAAAAACCGATCCGGTGGATCCGACGAAATTTGCCACCAAAGAGGAGCTGGCGATCTATCGCGCCGGCATGTCGCTGGAGAGGAAACTGGGGGAGAGCGATCTGCCCGAACTGGCAAAGACGCGGGTGCGCAAACAGTTCGAGGGGCGCGCCGTCCAGGACGCGGAGATTGACACGGCCGTCGCCGACGAGAAAGATTATCTGGCCAAAATGGCCGACAGCAACCGCGGCGGCGATGCCATTCCCGCCGGAACGATCCACGGGGGGCTGGGGTCCTATGATCGTGCCTGCATGGCGATGGATCGCCTGTTCGATCTGAAAAAAGAGGACATGGAACGATTGGCGGTGATGGAACGCCTCGACGGGCAGCTATTCTTTGAGGACATTCGCGCTGTGCAGGATTACCAGGAATTCGATAAAATTCCCCGATTCCACAGCCTTCGGGAGGCCTACACGTTTTTCACGGGCGACCCGGAAGTCTCGGGCGTATTCAATCGTAAAAACCTACCGGCTGAGTTGCGCGGGCGCCAGGACATCACCAGCGCGACATTTACCTATGTTCTGGGGAACACCCTCGGACGCCGGCTTGTCGCTGCTTATCAGGAGCAGAATTTCCGCGAGGATTTATTGATCAGCATCCGGAAATCGGTAAAAGATTTCCGACAACAGGAAGCGGTGCTCGTGGGCGGATTTCCGGATCTCGCAACGGTGGATCCGGAGACGGGGGATTATCAGGAGATCGTTGGCGTCACCGATGAGGAAAGCACCTACACAGTCGGGCAGAAAGGGAATATACTCACGATCACCCGGAAAACCATCATCAATGACGACATCACTATCGTACAGCGGTTGGTAACCGGTCTGGGCAGGGCGGCCCGCAGGACCCATGCGAAGTATGTGTGGAATAAATATATCGCTAACACCAATTGCTCCGATGGGACGGCATGGTTTACTGCCCCTCACGGCAACCTGGGCGCAGCGGCGCTCACCCATGACACGGCTCTGACTGCCTATAAGGCCATTGGCAAAATGACGGAAAAAGACAGCGGCGAGAGAATCGGGCTGTTGGATTCTCCAGATGCAAAACCAAACCTCATTGGTCCCATTGACCTGATGGAAACGATAGAGAAGATTGCAGCGGAAGATTTTTACTACACGGCAAATGATTTAACTACAAAGGTCCCGAATCCATTGAAGGGGAAGGTTAATCCGGTTGTGCTGTCGCTGCTCGCCGACGTCAACGATTGGGGTCTCGTCCTGCCGGCGTCACTGATTGACATTGTGGAAATGGGTTATCTGAACGGCCGTCAGGAGCCGGAATTATTCCTGGCCGATTCGCCGCAATCCGAGCAGGTCTTTGTGGCCGATAAAATCCGGCATAAGATCCGGCATGAATACGCCGGCGCGGTGATCGATTTCCGCAGCGGATATAAAGCGGTGGTGGCCTGATAAAAATCAGGAGTCGGAGGTCGGAGGTTAGGGATCAGTGAGCCGATTCCTGGCACTTGATTCCGGGGACAGATTTCAAATTTGTCCCCGACAAAAAGGAGAGGAAAAATGAGAAAATATTTTAGAAACATAATGGCTGTGACGTTAATTTCCGCCATTTTGATGCTGACGGCGGGAAGTGCGCAGGCAGCCTATAGCATCAAACAGATTTGGACCAGGTTCTCCGCCACAGCGGGTGAGACGTTGAGGACGGGCAACGTAGTTATGCTCAAATCGGACGGCTTAGCTTTTAAAGCGAAAGCTAACGATGCGACGCTACGGCCCGCCATAGGCATTATCGGCAAAGGCGGTGCCACAGGCGCCAATGTGGAAATCGTCACCAGCGGCATCCTGACAGGCTGGACAGGCCTGACTAAAGGAGCGCCGGGCTATCTATCGGATACGGCAAGTTTAATTATCCAGACGGCGCCTGCTTACACACAAAAAGTTGGCATGGCCGTCTCCGCCACGGAGTATTTGATCAAAGTGGAGAGCATCACGGCGGACGCAGAACTTTCTGCCATTGCTGGATTGACCTCGGCAGCCAATAAACTCCCGTATTTCACAGGAGCCGGGACGGCCGCTCTGATGGATCTCTCAACTTATGGCCGCACGGTGATTAATGCCGCCGATGCAGTCGCACTCAATCACAGACATCGTGTCACCATAGCGGAGATTAATGCGGGGCATGAGCTCCTCCCGGCTATCGCGGGAAAATCATACCGCATGATCCAGTGCCAGGCCATCGCATACGGCGGTGCTGTTGCCGCCACGACAACAGTCGATCTTTTAGGGACGCAAGGAGCCGGAGGCGTGAAACTGGTGGCCTATGCTCAGGCGTCATTGACGCAATCAGCGGTGCTGGTCTCCGGCGGAACCGGCGCGGCGGTGCAGGCCGACGGCGCATCATACATAGCCTGCAATGCGAATACGGCGATCACGGTAGGGAAAACGGGCGCCGATGCGACTACGGCGACGGGAGTGGATTTTATCCTGACGTACGTCATCGAATAACGGAAAACCGCAGGGGACAGGTTTTAGACCTGTCCCCCCACGAGGGAATGGATATGCAGCGCATAAAATTATTGGGGACAGATTTCAAATCTACCCTCCTAATACTGATATTGGCATTGATTTTGATTTTCACCCTGACCGCCGGGGCGCAGGCCGGTGATCGGAAAACGAGGAAGATCGTATTCCTGTCAAGTGGCCTCAAGACCACAGCGACGGCGCAATCCACCGGATTCAATGTCTCGGCCTATACGGAGGGGCAGATATTCATCGATGTGACAGCGGAAGGTGGCGTATCAACGCTGGATATCACGATCCAGACATCACCGGACAACGCTATTTGGTATACTCATACGACCGTCGTCCAGATCACGGCGATCGGGCAATACCGGGCGGCGGTGACAAATTTCGGGAATTACATGCGGATCAATTATGTCATCGGCGGGACGTCGTTCACGTTTTCCGTAACGGGGGTGTTTAAAAATTGAGCACGCGACAGGACTATATCACGGCAATCGGCAGCCTGGTTCAAGGTGATTATCCGCCCGGCGAATCGGCCAAGGTCCTGGCGATCGGCCAGGCGGTGAAAACCTATTCCAAACATGTGCCCCAGCTCATCGTAGAAGATGAAACCGGCGCGGATGCATTTGATTATGCGTTGACACTGTTTACCGATTGGTCGGACGGGTTTTCCACGATAAAATCAGTGGAATACCCTGTGGACGACACCAACGAGACGCCGGAAATTCTCCAGGATGACGAATGGACAATATATGAAAAGCCGACAGGGAAATGCCTGAGATTTCTGAGGGGTGCACCAGTGACAACGAAAAAATTCCGGGTAATCTATACGGCTCTCCATATTTGTACCGACGCAGCCTGTACGGTTAAAACAATTGATGAGGAGGCCGTCCAATCGCTGGCAGCGGCTTATTATTGTGAGATGCTGGCCGCCTATTTCGCCCAGAGCCAGGGGGACGTGATCAAAGCAGATGTGGTAGACCATACGAGTAAGAGCGCGAGTTTTGCCGCACGGGCGCGGGCATATAAAAAAATCTATCTCGATCATGTAGGCGTCGAGGAAGGCAAAGCACCGGCGGCATCGGTGACGCGGGACCAGGATACGGCGGGCAGTTTCGGCGACGATCGGATGACGCACGGGAAACGGTGGCGGTAAAACAGTAATCAGGGATCAGGGGTCAGAGGTTAGAGGGGAAAATGGAGCTAAATGTCACGGTTGACCTCAGTGGTGTAAAAAAACTGATGGCGAGATATCCTGAAATTGCCGCAACCGTGCAGCGGGAGAAAATCACCTCGGCGGCGTTGCTTCTGGAGCGGGTCATCAAATTGCTGACGCCGGAGGGAGCGGGACCGATCCACCTGAGGGATACGATCTTCCATAAAATCGAACGGCGCGGCATCTCTGTCCGGGGAGTGATTTCCACTCCGGCAATCTACGGCGAGGCAGTAGAATTAGGTACAAAACCGCATTTCCCGCCCGCTGCGCAGATCCAATATTGGGTTGAAAAGAAATTCGGACTGTCCGGAGGAGACGCAAAAAGCACGGCCTTTTTCGTTGCCCGCGCCATCTCCAGAAGGGGCACCAAAGGCGCAAAAATGTTTCACCGTGGTCTCAAGGAAAATGAATCGGCTGTCATGGCTATTCTGAATCAAATACCAGTAGAGATCAAACGGAGGCTGGCATGAGCCTATCGACGATCCGCGAGCAAATAAAAACTATCCTTGCCAGCGTCGAGGGCATAGGCGTGATACATGATTATCATCGTTTGGCTCTCGACTGGCATAAAATTCTGAATCTGTTTCAGGATGAGAATGGGCGAATCAATGTATGTATGTTTTCCCGTGAACGGATGGAAAAACGCTTAGTGACTGGCTGCGAGGGGCCAAAGGAACGCGGTCATATTTTTCTATTTCTCTGTATCATGGGGCTGAGTGATACAGAGGGAACCGGTATCCTATTTGACGATTTGCTCACCAGGATCGAGGAAAAATTTGAGGAGTACGACACACTAAATGGCACTTGCATGACGATCACCCCTTATTGGGGGACAATGTCCGGGAAAACGGGGATGCAGATAGATTTGATAGAAGAACGGATGTTCGGATCGGTATTATGCCATTATGCGGAGCTGCGATTGTGCGCTCTGGAACGGCATACAGTTTGAGGAGATGAGGAAATGTGATGGA